CTCATGATGAGAAAATACTAGCTGGATTATTCCAAGGTATTTCTGAATCTGATGGTACAGAGGTAATCCTTGAGAGTACTGCTAATGGTGTAGGTAATGCCTTTCATCGATTATGGTTAGGAGCAGTAAGAGGAGAGAATGAATACATAGCGATATTCATACCATGGTTTTTAACTCCAGAATATACTAGGGAAGCCCCTGTAGATTTTAAGTTAGAACCTGAAGAAATAATAATAAAAGAAAAATTTAATTTAAGTAATAATCAGTTATACTGGAGGAGACTAAAGATCTCTGAATCTGGTTCTGATAAGTTTAGACAAGAATACCCTGCCACACCTGAGGAAGCGTTTATTGTCAGCGGTAGCAATGTCTTTGATATAGAGAAATTAAACAGTCTAGTACCACAGCCAATATTGGCTACGAGGGAGTTCGACTACGAGTCATGTCTCTTTGAAGATGTTCCGAGGGGTTCCTTGGAAATATATAAATATCCCACATTTGAGGATACTTTTGCTATAGCAGCTGATGTTAGTCTAGGTGTAGGTCAGGATTATTCCTGTGCAGTAGTTCTCAATAAAGAAAGAGAAGTATGTGCAGTATATAGAAATAATACAATAGATCCTAGTAAATTTGGAGATTTATTATTTTATCTAGGAAGATATTATAATAATTCTTTACTTGCGGTAGAATCTAATTCTATGGGTATAGCTACTTTAAATAGATTAAAACAAATGAATTATCAAAATCTATATCATCAAACTAAGATTGCTAATGTTTCTGAAGAAGAAGGAGCAAGGTTAGGGTGGAGAACTACTTCTCAAAGTAAACCTATGATTATAGGATATCTTAAAAATGCTATTGAATCAGAAGAAATATGGATACCTTCAAGAGTTATTATCAGTGAATTAATGAATTATATTGCTGATGAGAATGGAAGGACTAATGCCATAGCAGGACATCATGATGATACTGTAATAGCTCTAGCTATTTGTCTAGAAGTATTAAGGACTCATGCTCATAAATTAACAAATACCAGAATACCTTGGAGTCAACAAGTAGGTAACTATGGATATCAAGAGAAAGGACAATGGCTATAATGACTACAGCAAATAAACCAATGTCTAAAGAAGAAAAAGAAAGTCTGAAGAAACTAATTAAACCACGTAAAGAGATTAAATTAGTTAATAAGGAAGATAAAAAGATTTCTAAAGGTGAGTTTAAAAACCTTATTGTTAGAAGTTAGAATTTCCCCTTGTGTCCTCAGATGCTGTCCACTCGTGTCTGGGAAGTAAGAAGTGGAAATTATACAAGGTCTTGTGACCATGATAGATAGACAGATAAACCTGAGGGGTTACAATGCCGACAATGAGAAATGTAGTAAAAAATGAAAAAGTAGAAGATGAAGAATTATTATCAATGATTGAGCAGGGTATTATGAACTCTGTTGGAGATTTCTTAAATAGTTCATCTCTTGCAAAAGAAAGACAAAAGTCTACCTATGAGTATGCTATGCAACCATGGGGACATTTAGAACCTACTGAAGTATCTCGAATTGTTTCTTCTGATACAGTAGAAGCTATTGAAGGGTATACTGCTATTCTTTCTGAATTAATGTTTAATAATAATAAAATAGCCAGATTTATTCCTTTAGGTATTAATCCTAAGGATTATTCTGATGCTCGTACTGCTTCTGATCTTGTTAACTATTGTGTCTTTAAACAGAATGATGGTTGGCAGATAATGAATACATGGATTAAATCTGCATTATTATGGAAGAACTCCATTATTGAATGGGAATATATTGAAGATTTTGATTATGTATTTGAAGAATATGAAGAGATTAGCCAAGCTAACCTAGATCTTTTGTTATCTAATCCTGATATGGAAATTGTAGGTACATTATCTTATGATCAAGAAATGGTAACTAATCCAGAAACAGGGAAAGCAGAATATCAAACAATATACAAAAATGTTCGTTTAAAGAAGACACAAGATAAATCTCGTGTTAAGCTTACAAACATTCCTCCAGAATCTTTCCGTATTACTCGTGATGCAGACTCCCTTGATCAAGCGGCTTTTGTAGGTATTCAATTTACCACTACTCGTTCTGATATACGTAAAGAATACCCTGATATTGCTGATACTATTGATTGGGATAGCGTAGGAGATGGCTCTGCTGATTGGGCTACTAAGTATACAGAAGAAGAAGCTGCACGAAAAGATATAGTAGGAGAAGAATATTGGAGTGGTAATTCTTCAGAATTATTCCCTTTAGAAGCTAATCAAGAAGTTACTATTATTAAATGTTGGTTAAGAGTTGATCGTGATGGTGATGGTATTGCAGAATTAAAGAAATTTATGATTGCAGGTTCTATGATCTTAAGCGAAGAAGATGTAGACAGAGTATATCTTGCTTCTCTTTGTCCCTTTGAAATACCCCACGAATTCCACGGATTGTCTATGTCAGATATGACAAGACCTTCTACGTTAGCAACTACTGCTATTCTTAGAGGATTTGTAGAAAACACTTATCTGACTAACTATAGCCCCAAGCTAGCTGACCCTAATGTTGTAGACTTTAGTGCTCTACAAAATATGAAACCAAAACAGATTATCGCCACAAATGGTAATCCAATGAATGCAGTATCTGCTTTAACTCCTGACACAATTAGTTCTGGAACAGTACCTTTGTTAGAGTACTTACAGAAACATAAAGAACAGGCAACAGGATTAAGTAAAGCAGCACAAGGATTAAATGATACGCTATACGTGTCAGGTAACTCTGAACAAAAAGTACAGCAGGTACAATCTGCAGCTCAAGTAAGAATTCAATATATTGCTAGAAGGTTCGCTGAAACAGGTATTAAACGATTAATCGATGGTGTTTACCATTGCATGAGGAAAAGTCTTCGTGGTAAATCTTATAAATACTTAGATTCAAATAACTTCTTTAAGACTATTGACGTAGCAACTTTACCTGATAATATGATGGTAATTGCTGATGTAGATGTTGGAGAACACTCCAATCGTAACACCATTCAAAAGATGCAAGTTATTGGTAGCCAAATTTTTCCTGCTTTACAACAGGCAGGAGCTGGTGGAGTTGTTAATCCAGAAGCAGCTGCTCGTATAGCAGCAAAGACTATTGAAGCTTTAGACTTAGATCCTTTAGATTTCTTAGTAGACTTTAATGATCCTAAGTTTAAAGAAGAAGCTGGAAAAACAAGACAACAAGAACAAGCTACAGCAGAAAAACAAAAACAATTAATGGAACAATCAGCTCAACTAGATATGACCCTTAAACAGGCTAATATTGACTTCACAAAAATACAAACTAAGAATGCTATACAAGATAATGCTAAACAACTTATGGTTGCTCTTGATAAGAGTTATCAACAATGGTCTCAGCTTTATATTAATGCGGCTAAAGAAGGTATTACATTACCTGAAAGACCTGATACAGAAGAACTATTGAATATTGCTATTCAAATAGTAGGTGCTGAAATGACGCCTGCTCCACAAGAGCAAAAAGAAGAAATGGCAGAACCACCTGAACAACAACCTATGATGTAATCGTTAGGGAGAACATAAGTTCTCCTTAACACTACTTATACACAACTCAAGAAGAGGAATATGGAAAAGTATAGGAAAAGGTTTGAAGATAAAATCAAACCAAAAGTAGACCATGTAGATGGTGAATCAAAAGTAAATCCCTTTAGGGATGCGCAGTTTGCATTAACTAAAGCAACATTTGCTAAACAGGACAGAGAGCAATTTTTCTCTGATGCTTACGGAGACATACTAACCGACTTGTTTACTCAATGGTTATTAACAGAACCCCACTGTACTAAAGAACGTGAATACCTATACCATGTAGCAATGGCTATGGGAAGTGTCAAAGAAAGATTAGTTCAAATCGAAACATTCGGTAAGAACGCTGCCTACATCAATAAATCTAAAGAAGAGAACAATGATGATGAACAATAAAGATGTATATACCAAAGCCGTTGATAGTTTAAGAAAAACACAAGAGGCATTAATGCATGAAATATCTATCGCTGATGGAAGATCTAGAGTGCATGCCCCTACATTTTATTATGTAAGTGAAGCTATCAAACAAATTCAGGAGCTTAAAGAAGAAGCCGCAGTAGAGGCTAAACTTAAGGCAGCTAAAGAAGTTAAACCAACAGCTACCAAAGCTGTTTAGGACACAGGATAAAAAATTAATATGAGTACAATACCAAATCTCTCTACCCGAACACCAGCAAGTGATGCTAGTTCAGATGACGGATATATTAGCTCAGAGTCAGAAGCGAATAGTCTTGATGACATTCTAAGAAATTCTCCTATGCGAGACCGTTTAGGTCTACCAGAGGATGAAGAAGAATCTCTACCAAAAGAAGACGATAGTGATGCGACTCCAGATGAATCATCGGAAGAAGAAGTCCCCAAAGAGACTGATGATGAAGCTGAAAATGAAGTAGATGATGGAGAAGAAACAGAAGAAGAAACTGATGAAGAAGAATCTGGTGAGGATGACAAGTCTACCCAAGATACTAATTTGCCTTCAGAAGAAGAAATTGACTGGGATTACAAGATTCCTATCAAGGTTGATGGTAAAACCGAATACGTAACTCTTGAAGAAGTACGTAAAGGGTATTCCACTGATCAGCATCTATCTCAAAAGGGACGTGAACTTGGTGAATTGAAGAAACAAATTGAAACCGAGAGAACAGAAAAACTAACCGAATTAA